GATGCGGACAGCGCCTACCGCGATGGGCAGTTTGCCGGCTTCAAGCAGCCCGGTGGCCAGTCGAAGGAGGCTCGCGAGCAGCGCAAGGCTGCGATCGAGCAGGCCCATGGCGATGCACAAAAGGCCATCGACGAGCAGCGCGCCCGGATGGACGAGACCCCGGAGGCCCGTGTCGAGCGCGAGCGCAAGGAGCGCGACGAGAAGCTGGAGCAGGTGGCAAAGCAGCTTCAGAAGGACCAGGCTTCCCTCAACCAGCCGGTCAGGCAGGCGGGTGAGCCGGACCGCAACCCGGACGGCTCGGTGGTCAACGTTAACCAGGAGCAGCCAGACGCGCGCGACAAGCCAACCGGACCGGGCTACGACCCGCTGGTGCCGGCCGCCTCGAGCCCGATGCCCAACTCCGCCCCGCCGCACCGTCAGAACGAACCCAACCCCGGCGTGGTGAACACCACGCAGAACATGAGCTGACCATGGACTGGACCCCGCTGGCCTCGTCGAACTTATCGGCCTTGAGGTACGACGAAAGCACGCGGGTGCTCCAGATCCGCTTCCAGTCGGGCCGGACCTATTCCTACCAGGATGTCGACCCCACAGTGGTGGATGGCCTCAAGGAGGCGTCTTCGCCGGGGGCGTTTTTTAATAACAACATCAAGGGTATTTTTGAGGAGGGGTGATGGCGGAAGCCATTAGGATATACCTACCCTGGCTGTTGTCTGCGATTACCATTTGGATGACGCTGCTGGCTGGCAACATGCACCGCAATGCGTGGTCGGTCGGCCTGGCGAATCAGTTTCTGTGGCTGGTCTGGATCGTGGTGACTGGTACATGGGGGTTGCTCCCGCTCAACATTGCCCTATGGGTAGTCTATGCCAGAAACCATTTCCGTTGGGCAAAGCTCGCCAGATCCGCGTGACGCCCTGATCGAGCGGCTGGCGCGCAACCCGCGCCTGCTCCACGCAACTTTATTTCCCCACCGCCACCCTGACGAGACCCCCCGCTTCCACATGGAGATGATCGACGCCTGGTGGTCGCCCGACCCCCACGTCATCACCGAGGCGTTCCGCGGCGGTGCCAAGTCGACGGTGGCCGAGGAGGCCATCACCGGGATGGCGCTGCTGCGGCAGTTCAAGAATGGCGTCATCCTGGGTGACAACGAGACCCGGGCCAAGGAGCGCCTGACCAGCATCAAGCACGAGCTGGAGACCAACGAGTTCATCGAGGAGCTGTTTGGCAACCAGGTCGGCGAGACCTGGACCGAGACCAAGATCGTCCTCAAGAATGGTGTTGCGCTGCACGCGGTCGGCCGCGGGCAGTCCCTGCGTGGAACAAAACATCTCACTGAACGCCCGGACATGGTGTTTGGCGACGACATGGAGAGCGAGGACGACGTCTCTTCGCCGGAGAACCGGGAGAAGTTCAAGGCCTGGTTCCTCAAGGTGGTGATGCCGGCGCTCAACCCCAAGCACAAGTTCCGGGTGGCGGGGACGCCGCTGCACCCGGAGAGCTGGCTGGTCCGGCTCAAGCGCTCCGCCGGCTGGAAGGCCAGGACTTACCCGATCAAGTTCAAGGATGTGAACGGGGAGTGGACGGCGACCTGGCCGGCCCGGTTCCCGCTGGAGAAGGTCGACGAGCTCGAGGAGAGTTACCGCGAGGCCGGCGGTACCCAGGAGTTTGCCCAGGAGTACATGTGCCAGGCCGAGGACCCCGCGGTAAAGGCCTTCACTTCAGACCTGATCAAGGTCGAGCCGACGGTGCGGACCTGGCATGCCACCTACGCCATGTACGACCCGGCGCGAACCGTGAAGACGACATCGGCGACCACGGGGAAGGCGGTGTGGAGCTGGATCAACAACAAGCTGATCGTCTGGGACTCATCCGGCCAGAGGTGGAAGCCCGACGAGATCATCGCCGACATGTTCAAGACCGACGACGAGTTCACGCCCATCACCATCGGGGTCGAGCGCGACGGTCTGGAGGAGTTCATCCTGCAGCCGCTGCGGCAGGAGCAGCTGCGGAGAGGGTATGCGATCCCGATCCGGCCAATGAAGGCGCCGAAGGGGAAGATGGACTTCATCCGCTCGATGCAGCCGTTCTTCAAGGCTGGCGAGGTGGTCTTCGCTAAGGACCAGCCGGAGGCGCGCGCGCAGCTGCTCGGGTTCCCGACCGGTGCGATCGACATCCCCAACGCGCTGGCCTACGCTATGCTGCTGCGACCGGGTCAGCCGATCTATGACGGCTTCTCCGGGCTGAACGTGGTCGAGGAGATCTTCAAGCTGCCGCGCCAGCCGATCTATCTGGCGGTCAATGCCACGACAATGTTCACCACGGCCGTGATGGTGCAGATCAATGACGGAGCGTTCAATGTCCTCTGGGATGCCGTGCGTGAAGGCGATCCGGGTGCAGTGCTCCCGGGCATTATGGCCGATGCTGGGCTGGAGGCAGGAACTCGACCCAAACTATATTGCCCCCCAGAACATTTCGGCAATTACGATACCGTGGGCCTTAGGGGGGCTGCCCGTAAAGTTCCTGTTGACCTCGGCCAGTCAGGGCTGGGGCTCGACGGCCGTGACGAGATACGTGGCCTCCTGCGGCGCACGATCCGCTCTCTCCCGGCGCTTAGGATCTCCTCCAAAGCCCGCTGGACCCTGAACGGGTTCGCCGGCGGTTATTGCAAAGAGGTGTTGAAAAACGGGATACTTTCGGAATTTCCGACCGAAGGACCGTACAAAACCCTTTTCGAGGGGCTGGAAAGCTTTGCTTCTTTATTAAAAATGGGGTCTATTGGCGAAGACCAGCCCATAAATTGGCAGACCACATCCGATGGCCGACGATACATATCGAGCAGAGTCGGCCGGCGATGACGACGATCGCGACGAAGATACGCCCGGTGTAGGGCATAACAGCGGGGATGACGGGCGGCGCGACGAGGACATTTCAAAGCGCGCCGGCGTTTCCAGGCAGCTGATCGAACTGTTTGCTGAAGTCGAAGCCGGGTTCCAGGACCAGTCTGAGCGCGCCGACGACCAGCAGGACTACTGGGACGTTTACAACTGTCTTCTGACCGGCAAGCAGTTTTACGACGGCAACTCGCAGATCTTCGTGCCGATCGTCCACAATGCCATCAATGCCCGGAAGACCCGCTTCACCAACCAGATCTTCCCGACCAACGGGCGCAACGTCGAAGTAGTCAGCCAGGACGGCGAGTTGCCCTACGCGACCATGTCTCTGCTCGAGCATTACATCCACAAGGCCCAGCTGCGCACCCAGGTAATGCCGGCGCTGATCCGCAACGGCGACATCGAGGGCCAGTACAATATTTATGTCGAGTGGGTAAAGCGCGAACGCCACGTCACATGGAAGACCACCGAGGCGCCCCCGATGGAGGATTCGGAAGATCCCAATCCCGCCGCGGAGCCGGTGGAGACCATCAAGCACAAGAAAATTACCGACAGCTACCCTTGCGTCGAAGTGCTGAAGGACGCCGACGTTCTTGTTTTGCCCCAGACCGCGGACTCAATCGTGGATGCGATCGCGCAGGGCGGGTCGGTCACCATCATCCGGCGCTGGACCAAAGCAAAAGTGCGAACGATGATTCGCGAAGGCGTGATCCGCAAGGACACCGGTGAAGCGCTGATCGGCGCGATGTCGACTGAAGCCAAGGAGCCCGGCAAGAAGGTGCATCTCGAGGCGGCCGGCATCAAGCACGAGGGTGGGGTGGCGTTCGCGCTGGTCTACCAGACATGGTCGGTCCTCAAGGTCAAGGGTGAGCGGCGGCTGTGCGAGTGCTTCTACGGCGGTGAGGAGCAGGTGCTCGGCGCGCGGCGCAACCCGCTGTGGTCGGACAAGGTGCCGGTGCTGTCGGTGCCGGTGGAGAAGGTGGCGGGGGCGTTCAAAGGCATCTCAAAGGTGAAGCCATGCTGCGACATCCAGTATTTTGCAAACGACGCCGTGAACGAAGCCGCCGACTCTGCAGCCTACGCCTTGCTGCCGATCGTGATGACCGATCCGCAGAAGAATCCGCGGGTGGGTTCCATGGTCTTGTCGCTGGCGGCTGTGTGGGAGACTTCGCCGCAGGATACCCAGTTCGCACAGTTTCCACAGTTGTGGCAGCACGGCTTCGAGATGGTGGCGGCGGCCAAGGCGGAGATCGGGCAAACTTTATCAGTGTCACCAGCGGCGATTACTGGGGGTGGGGCCTCTAGCAAATCAAAACCGTCGCAGGCCGAGGTGGCGCAGGAACAGCAGATTGACATCCTGAATACGGCGGACGCGGTCACCGGCGTCGAGGGCGGCATCCTGACACCGATGCTGGAGCTCATGGTCGAGATGGACCACCAGTACCGCGACGACGACATCATGGTGAAGCAGTACGGGAAGATGGGCCTCGAGGCCCAGATGGAAGCGGTGCCGCCGACCCAGTTCGATACTCGCTACACCTACAAATGGTTTGGCGTCGAGCAGGCGCGGAGCGCCCAGCAGATCCAGCAGCAGATCGCCATGGTCAACGTGCTGCGCGGCATCCCGCCGCAACAGATGAACGGCTACAAGCTGAACATCGCGCCACTGGCGGTGCAGCTGGCCGAGAACGCCTTCGGGCCGCGGCTGGCGCCGCAGATCCTGGTCTCGCCGGAGCAGCAGATGCCGGTGCCGGTCGACCAGGAGAACACGCTGCTGCTGAGCGGGTTCGAGGTGCCGACCCACGAGATGGACGACGACGCGGGGCATATCAAGGCGCACGCCATGATCCTGCAGGACGCCGAGGGCAAGAACGCGCCGAACGCCAAGAAGACCCAGGCGCACATCTTCGCCCACATGCAGCAGATGCAGCTGAAGCAGCAGGCGCAAGTCCAAGCTGGCCAGGGCGCTCCGGGCATTCCCGGCGGCGCGATGGGCGGCGAGCCGCAGCCGGGTGTCGCCGGCACTCCGAGACAAGGGGCACAACCCGCGCAGGCGACCGGAGGACAGGGACCCCCCGGCATGATCCCGCACGACCAGTTGAAAGATCCATCCGTCCCCCCGAGGCTATAGCCATGAAGATCGTAACGCTGTTTGCGGTGCTGTTCGCAGTAGTGATGGGGACTTCCATCTACATAGGCGCGCGGGCGCAAGGCAACGTCGGCGCGCTCGTCGTAGCTACCTGCGGCACGTTGCCGGGGACTTATGCAGTCGGCGCCACGCGGTCGCTGACCGTCAACATCAACGGGCAGGTGTGCCAATGAAATACGTCCTCGCAATACTGGCGTTCCTGTTCTGCGGCGCCGCGCAGGCGCAAGACGCTCTTGTCGTAGCCACTTGCGGCACGTTGCCGTTGGCTTACGCGCCCGGAGCCACGCGACTGTTGACGGTCGATACGACGGGTAAGTTGTGCGGCACGGGAGGCGGGGGCGCCGGCAACCCCGGAGGCTCAAACACCCAAGTGCAATACAACAACGCCGGTTCGTTTGGCGGGATCACGGGCGCCACGACCAACGGCACGACGCTCACGCTGGTCGCGCCTGTGCTCGGCACGCCAGCTTCGGGCGTGGCGACAAACTTGACCGGGACGGCTGCGGGTTTGACAGCAGGTAACGTCACAGGCGGCGCCATCCAACCGTTAAGCGGCACGTCGGCCACCGTCGCAGCCATGTCAGCTGGTGCGGCGATGTCCGACACCGATCTGGTTTATTGCGCACAGAGTGCGGGTACGACCGACCGGAAGTGCACGGGGGCGCAGGCTAAGACTTACGTGAACACGTCGGCGGTGCGCGCCACCACGACGACGAGTGAAGCGGTCGCCAACAGCGACCAGAACAAGCTGGTGACGTTCAGCAACGCCGCTGCGGTCGCCTGCACGATTGCGCAAGCCGGCTCCGGTGGCAACTTCGTGGCGGGCTGGGCAGTGTCGCTGCGCAACCTGGGTGCCGGCACGGTGACGTGCACTGCGACCACTTCGTCTGTTGACGGCGGGGGAGCGGGTGGCTCGTTCATCTTGCTACCTGGGCAAGGACTTGACCTTTATTCGGACGGCACGAACTATTTCACGCAAGGCGGGCGTGGAACCATCGTAGCCAAGGGCGTGCTTGCCCTTGCCACCAGCGCCATCAGTTCGGCCGCGTGTACGTCGGCGCAGACCCTAACGGCAACCGGCGTAGTTACCACCGATATTGTGCTCGGCTCGTTCAACGGCGATCCCACCGCAGTCACCGGCTACGTACCGCTGACAGCCGGCATGCTGACCATCGTCATGTACCCGACAGCGAACACCATTAACGTGAAAGTGTGTAACAACACGTCCAGTTCGATTACGCCGGGCGCGATCACTCTCAACCTGTCGGCGGTGCGATAATGGTCCGATTTATTTTAATTGCGTGGCTCGCGCTGTGCGGTACTGCCAATGCGCAGCTTTCTGGCGGCCTTCAATTTCCAGGGCCGGGAACGGCGCACTCATCGGCAACCTATACTGGTCCCGGTGACGTCAAATCCGGCGCTACCGTGTTCCATTCGTGTGCACGCGCTTACAACGCAGCATGGGCCGCTGTCACCGGCAAAGCTTGTCAAATTTGCAATGTGGCTGACGTGGCGTGTACTGACGTCACCGTCGGCACTAACGGCAAGGTGACCATGCCGCTGATTGGCGGGTCGGACTGCTCTGTGGTCACTTGCACAATTAAAATTATGTACGATCAAAGCGGGGCGAACGCATGTAGCGGAGGGGCGTGTGATCAGACCGTTTCAACGATAGCCGATCGAATGACACTGGTGGTCAATGCCTTGGGCTCGCTGCCCTGTGGGACTGCTGGTGGGACTAGCCAAGGGTCCACGAGAGCTTCGTTTACTGGGCCGGCACATCCGTACAGCGTGTCTGCGGTTGTCGCCTATACCTCCGGGTCGTCCACTTCATTTTTCGGCGGCGGCAGTGGAGGGGGTGTAGGATTTGGCACAGTCGGAACGAATTGGGGGTTCTACGCATCGGCAAACGCCACCAATTCCGTAGCGGCCGATACAAGTTTCCATGCCTTACAGATGAATGCTAACGGTGCTTCAAGTAGCATTTACTTGGATGGTTCGGGGACGACTGGCCTTAGTTCTGGATCGGCGAGCCTCACCACGACTGTTGCTTTGCTTCGAGACATCTTCGGCAATCCATGGCGCGGTAAATGGTGCGAAACAGGTATCTATCCTTTGCTCTCTGCTGGTGACAGCGCGAGCATGAACACAAACCAGCACAGCGCGGCCGACGGGTATAATTTCTAATGAAGATGTTTCGTGCCGCACTAATTGCTGCTCTCGTCTGTATTGCTGGGTTAGCTCATGCGCGCACGCGCGGAGCGCCTATGATAGCGGGCGCTGTTGGCAAAGCCATAATTGGCTTGAGCGGCACGGAGGCAGGAGCGCAATCGTTCACCAATCTATTCCATACTGGAAACGTCGCAGCGAACACCGGCAACACGCCATCCGCGCTCGACGCGAACATGTTCCCGGTCCGCAATTTCAGTGGAAGCTTCGGCTACACAGGCTCGATTGGTACCTCCGATATAAAACTGCCTACGGGCACGTTGGCCCTTGGCGGCGATGCGGGCCGGTCGTGTTTCAAGATTTTCTTCCTGAAGTCAGGCACCGGCAGCGCTCCAAGCGGCGGTATCACGCTCGCCAATTTCAGCGGCAGCGGTAACTTCACCATCACCGGAGTGTGCGGACAAGTCACTGGGTCAATTTCTGGCACGACAATGACGGTTACGGCGGTCGGGACCGGCACGCTGGTGGTTGGTCAAACCGTGACGGGAACTGGCGTCACTGCTGGGACGACAATCACGGGGCTCGGCACCGGCAGCGGCGGCACGGGAACCTACACCGTCAACAACAACCAAACCGTTATCAGTACGACGCTTACGGCAAAGCCCGGGGCTTGGTCAGTAACCGTCGATTGGGTAAATACGGATGCCGCTGCATATGCTTTCGACGGCACCTATACGCAGTGGAATTTGAACACCTCCGGCCGTTTCTGGATGGCGCGATCGACCAATACCGGCTGGAATGGTCAAAGCGATCTGATCGCCTATCGCGACAACGGCATCTATTGGACGAAGGAGCAGGTTGACCAGGAAATCAACCTGCACCCAAAAGCCATCCGCCCGATGGGCCTCAACATGCTTCTGTTGGCGGGGCAGACCGGCACCAATGTCGTGAATTGGGGCTACAGGCGGACCGTTGATACGTTTTCGTTCACAGCGAGTACCGATTTCCCACCTGGCGTTCGGTGCGGTGGCGGCACATCTTTCTGCACGATGACGGTCTCGGGCGGCGTTGTTACATCGGCCCCGGCCGACGACACGTCGCTTGCTGGCTGGGTGGACGGCGAGCAACTCTCTGGAGACCTTGGCTCGGACATCCCCGGAAGTCTGGCTCCCACTGCGGTTGGGACCAATGGCGGAAGGTGCCAGATCACGGTAGCCGACACCAGCATGATGACTGTTAGCGCACCGCTTCATGTGTTTGGTATCAATAGTGGAACTAGCGCAAGCGACTGTAATGCGCAGCACACGACCGTTTTCTCTGTCGATAGCGCAACGCAGTTTACCACAAGCACGAGCCGAACTCTTGCCGGAACGTGCGCAACTGCAAGCGCCTGCGGCTTCCCGACCGTTGGATGGCAGACGCTCTCGATCACCGGGAAATCCGGCGGGGCAAAGCTCATTCTTGGCTTGACCGGGGCTCCGCAAAACACCAGTGGCCTTACCGCTGGTTACGTGACCTTTACCTACAATGCCACGCTCGACGCCGTTCTATCGATCACGTCGCAGGATCGGCCCGGCAACATCACGGGCGGCATTTCGAATGCCATCCCGATAGAGGTGCAGGTTCAACTCGCCAACCTTGTCAATGCTGATCTCTGGTACACGTTCCCGACATGGTCGAACGCGAATTTTGCCAGCAGTGTTGCCAACAGCATCTATTCGAATTTGAACGGCAATCTGAAAGGGTACTTCGAGCTAGGTAACGAATTTTTCAACTTTAACCAACAGGCGGCACAATACTCCCTGCAAATGGGGATCGCGCTCGGCATCTCTACAAATAACTCTTGGACATGGCAGGGGCTTCGAACCAAGCAGTTTGCCGATTTGCTCGGTGCCTCATCATGGAGTGCCGCCCCGTCGCGGCTCAAGCGCCTGTTCTGCTCGCAGGCGGCCGGTGACTTCACGCCGATCAGTGAGGCCCTGCGCGGTACATTTCTTGTCAGTCCCGGAACGGCGGCCTATCAGACCTATGTCGGCGGCTCTGCTGTCAACTACAATATGTCGTCGAACCGACCGATAGATAAGACGGAAGTCATTTGCTACGCGCCGTACACAGGCGGTGGAACGGCTCTGTCGGAAGGTGCGCCGGACGCCAACTATTCGCCGACGACCTATGACGCCGCGGCCCTCACAAACATTCACAACGCTACCAGCGGCGGCGATCCGGCCACGTCGAACGCTATCATTGACGGCATCATCCGTGGCGACAGCCCGAATAGAGTTCAGAACGTCACAGCGTCGGGGACTACGTTTACGACGCCGCTTGCGCACAATTACAGCGTCGGGGACCTTGTTCGGTTTCAGGTGACTGGAGGCACGTCCTACAGCGGCTTGGTGCTGCCGAGCACTTATAAAGTTTTGTCCACCTCGACGGCTGGTTGTGCGGGTGCGGTGACCTGCAATTTCACAGCCGGACAGTGCGTCTCAGCGGTGCCGACTTCCGCCGTTAGCGCTGGCAGTGTCGGGACCGGAACGACCACGGTTGGCTTCGTCGGAACGGATACCCAAAGCGGCCGCTGCTACTCCAGCAATTCAATTTTTACGATGTTGAGCGGGGCGTTCACCAAGTTTGAATTGATTGCAGCCACTGGATTTAGCCCAGCCCCGGCCGGGGGCACGCCGGAAGTTTGGCAATACGAGGCTTCGCTGGAGCCTTCCGCGCCGAGTATTTCGACGTGCAATAGTATCGGGCTTTCCGGGATTTCGGCCGCCGCATGCGGGACGAGCGGGACGATTGCAACAGGAATTGTCAACTGGAAAAACAGTTCGTATGCCAGTGCCACCATGCAGTATTTCCTTAAAAATCAGAACGGCACCGCTGTCGGAACGATCACGTATAATGCCGTGCCCAACAGTTCCTCTCCGGCGTGGCTACTGATCAATGGTGGTGGGGTCTGGGGATTGAATGCCAACTACAGCGTCACAAGCCCATCCTACTATCAGCTCTACTATGGGTTCGGTGTCTTCAGCGCTAATTGAGATCAAACTTTAACCAAAGGGGAATGGCATGAGCTGGAGAGTAGCAAAGAGCCTTACGATTCTTCAGGGCCAGATCAACGCGCAGTGGCCTAACCGCGGCAAGGGAAGCGACGGCACGATTGGGGACGAGAGCCATTCGTCGCGGGCGTCAGACCACAACCCAGACGAGTTTGGCGTCGTTCGTGGTGAGGATTTTACCCACGATCCTGGCCACGGTTTTGATTCCTACCGGTTCGCGGATTTGATCCTGAAGAAGCAGGACCCGCGTTTGAAGTATGTGATCTCCAACCGGCGGATAGGTTCGGGACCCGCGGGGCCGGCACCCGGTGTTTGGCGCGATTATCACGGCGCTAATCCTCACGACCACCACTGCCATATCTCGGTGATGCCACGGAAACCCAATGGCCAGGACCCCGGTGACGACATTCGACCGTGGGATCTCAGCGGGGTAGTCACAGTCGCTGATCCCCAGTTCAAACCGCTGCCTCCAACGATTCGGGTCGGTGCTGCCAGTCCTGATGTGGAGCGGCTGCAGCGTGCTCTTGGCGTGAAGATTACCGGTAAATTCGAACCGCTGTCCGAGACCGAGTTTGCCTTGAAGTTGCTTCAAGTTCGAAACGGTCTTATTCCCGACGGGATCGCTGGCCCGCAGACGTGGAAGATCATTGCCACAATTGAAAAACCCGCGTAACAATATTGCGCAACATAGAAAGGGTGACACATGAATGATATCAACCTTAAAGCCATTCTCACTCCGATCGCGGCGGTCATCGCTGGCTGGCTGGCCACGCATTTGAATTATCTCGGCGTTGATCAGGCCACATGGAACACTATGGTGTTCACCGTTTTGGGCGCGGCTACTACCCTTGTGCTCGGCCTCTTCACCAAGACATCCAACGTGCTTGACACCGCCGGCGCCCAGCCGGGCACCACGGTGGTGACGACTCCCCAGAACGCTGCGGCCCTCCCCGACAACAAGGACGTGATTGCGGTCACGCCCGAGATCAAGCGCGCAGTCGAAGCCGCCAAGTAAGCCATGGCTTGGCTTGAATTTGCGATCGTAGCCCTCAAGGTGATCAATGTGGTCATCAACTGGGCGCACGATCGCGGCATGATCAACGAGGGACGTCGGCAGATCATTGCCGAGTACGCCATGAAGATCGTGGCCAAGGTGGAGACCCGAGACAAGATCAAGGAGCGCGTCGATGCCATGGATGAAGCAGAGGTGGACAAGGAGCTTATTGACCTTGGGGGCTCTCCTCCTAGCCGCAAGTCCTGAACAATGCACTCCAGAGCAAATAGACAGTTTCTGCCAGCTGTACCCCAAAATGATACGCGACAAACAGGATGCGGTAGCGGCCACTAAGTTGCCACTGGGGTTCAAGAAACGCCTTCTTACGGCTGAAAAATTGTATTTGCAGGTGTGTATACAACCAGAAGTGTGATCTGAATTATACAGCGGGCGGGCCAAAATGGTGCTAGATGACGCTGCCGGAGATCTTGGAGTACGTAAGAGCCGGCGGCGCCATTCTCGCCCCGATTTTTGCTATTCTCTGGTGGCTGGAGCGGGACGAGCGCAAGGACGCCCAGGCCGAACTGAAACTATTAGCCAAAGACACGGTTACCACTATGACCAAGTTGGAGGCTGGCGTTGGGCAACTCGCGAGCATATTTCGTTCCAACGGCGGGGCGTAATGGGGTGGATCGTGCGCCTGATTGAAAAAATCACAGGAATGCCGCACCGGCACGACAACGCAGCGATGGTTTCCCGTGCTTCTGAACGCTTGACCCAGCGCATAGAAGACTTATCCGCAACACTACGGCCTTACAATGAAGCGGATGACCCTTTAGTGGCGATGATGACCGACGTGTTCAATCGACGCCAGCTGAGGGACAGGAGAGATGAAAAACCTGAACTTCATTCTTGAGCAGATCAACGGTGCAGCAGCCTTACTGACCTTTTGCCTGCTTGTTTTTCTGAGCTTTTATCTCTGGGATTGGCGTGTTTACAAACGTCCGGCGCGGCTACGAACGCTTCTTACCGGGTTGCCCCCAGCGCTTGCATTAGCGAGCATCATTTACCTCGAAACATTGGGCACGCTGATCACGCGCGCAACTGTTTGGGGGTGGCGGTTGTCAACCCGCGGCACCGTGCCCTTCACCTATCTCGAAACAAGCTTCCTGCTACTGGGGGCCTTCATGACGTCGGCGGGGATTTTGCTGATGATTCGCCTGCTAACCAGCCCGCGCTTCGGCGGCTGGCCATGGAAAATAGCAGCGCTGATCTCCGGCGGCTACGTCACAACGTCGGTCGTGCTGTACCTTTGGTGAATTTGCCTGTTTGACATAATAGTTCCCGTAACATAGTCTCCGCGCAACTTAGTTTCGAGTTGCTGCCGTAAGCAGCTGCCGACTTGCACCCGGAAGGTGCTGCCGACTAGTGGCCGTAAGCCCACCGAAGGAGAGTAGAATGGCAGATCCGAGAGAGCCGATCGAAGGGGAAGATCAGCATGTCGAAGACAACGATACCCAAGGGCAAGAAGGGGATGACGGCCTCGAAGCAGGGGAACAAGATGCCTCCGCTGACGAAGGGGCGGATGAAACCGAAGGTTCGGAAGGGGACGACGAGGGGTCGGTAGACGACGAACCTCCGGCGCGGCGGCCCAATCGGGCGCAATCGCGCATCCAGTCCCTTACCCAGACGCTCGCGCAGGAGAAGGCGGAGCGGCAGAGAATTGACCGGGAGCTGATGGAGCTCCGCGCTGAGCAGCGCGCCCGTCAGCAGCCCCAGGGAGAGAGTGCAGAGACCCGTGCAGCGCGCCGTGCGCTCATGGACCCGATGGAAGTGATGCGGGAAGACCTGAAGGACTCGGAGCAGCGCACTGCAGCATTGCTCCGCCAGCAGGCCATCCAGCAGCAGGAAGCGAGCGACAAGTTGATGTATAACAGCATCTTGCGCGACGCACCGCACCTGAAGAAGTACGACTCGGAAGTCGAGAAGATCCGGAAGGAGCAGGAAGATCGCGGTGTCTTTGTACCGCGGGAAGTTCTGCTGGACCTGGCGATCGGGCGCGCGGCGCGCGCGGCGGCAACGAAAGCGGCGCCTAAGGCAAGGAAAGAGGGCCAGCAGCGGATCGCGAACCAGCAGGTTCGGTCGGCGCCGGCCAGAGGAGATACTGCTACCGCGCGCGGGAAGCAGGGAGACAGCCCGGAGAGCCGGCTGCTGAACGTGCCAATTTAACGGCGGCGCACTGTTGCGTTGCCATTTTAGGAGACGACTGGAATGGCAACGAACGTAGCTGCCTCTTTTTCCGCCGATATCGAAAACTATATCGCGGACAAAACCCTCCCCCTCGCCCGCAAGCAGCTCGTCGCCTACCAGTTTGGCGACCCCCTCCGCCTCCCCAAAGGGCGCGGCACCACCTACACGGCAACCCGATACCTCCGAGTTCCGCTGCCCTTCGCGCCGCTCTCGGAAGGCGTGCCGCCCATCGGGCAGAACATGACCATTCAGCAGGTCTCGGCAGTTGCTCAGCAATGGGGCGACAAGGTCACCATCACTGACGTGGCCGAGATGACGATCAAGCATCCGCTGTTCGTCAAGGCCACCGAGCTGGTGGCCCTCCAGATCGCCGAGACCCTGGAACGCAACACTTTCAACACCTTGAACTCAGGCACTCAGGTCAATTACGTCAACTCGCGCGGCGCCCGCGCCTCTCTGGTGGCCGGCGACGTCATCAACCCGCACGAGATCAATCGGGCCTACGGCATCCTCAACACCCTCGGAGTCCCGCGCTACATGGGCGACGAGATGACCGACACCAAGCTGGAGGTCAACGCCGGCGGCGCCAAGGCATCCAGCAATCCGCGCGCGATGCCGCACTATGCGGCGATCATGCATCCGCTGGTGGCGCAGGACTTCCGCGAGAACTCCACGGTTGTAACTGCTTGGTCCTACTCGGATATCAACCGCCTCTACAACTACGAGGCTGGTGAGTGGGGCGGCATCCGATTCTGTCTGAGCAACATGGTCCCCACCTGGACCGGCATCGCCCAGATCACCGGCACCCCGGGCACCGCCGGCGCGCTGGCGACCAACGCCAACTACTTCATCAAGGTCACGGCGTCCGATACCCAGAACCAGTTCGAGAGCCAGATCTACCAGGCCTCGGGCGCGCTCTCGGTCACCGGCCCGAACGGCTCGATCTCCGTGGTGCTGCCGTCGCTCCCCGGTTACACCTTCAGCGTCTACATCGGCACCGGCACCGCGGCTGCGGTTGCCAACCTCGGTCTCTCCGCCGCGGGACCGACCGTTGGTCCGGCAGCGGGCCAGGCGACGCAGATGGCTGGCGGCCAGACCGTGATCATCACGGGCATCGGCACCGCGCAGACCCCGCCCGCCCCGCCGGCGACCGGCCTCACTGTGTACCCGACCTACATCTTCGGGCGCGGCGCTTACGGTCAGGTCATGCTCGACGATGCGCGCTTCACTTACCTGAAGGAAGCTGACAAGTCCGATCCCCTGAATCAGCTAAGAGTTGTTGGTTGGAAGGTTTTCTATGGAACATTGATTCAGAATCAACAATTCTTCATGCGGATCGAATCATTGTCGGCCTTCTCGACCACCTTCGGATAACGAACAATCCGGCGGGGCTTCGGCCCCGCTTCTCTCTTTCGAGGAGCCAACATGGCGCTGATCACGGGCGGCACTACCGGCACCACTGTTCTCTCGGGCGTGGCGTGGAACACCATGAAGCTCGCCGCGGATCTCGCGCTGCTGAACAACAGCATCAAGAACCAGGGCGTTCAGAACAACGCAATCTTCCCAGGCGGCCTGATCAACGGCATCGTCGACTTCCCGAACCGCCCGAACTCCCAGATCTGCCTGTTGCCGGGCGACTATGTTTTCATTGACAGCTTCGGCTGGCCGATCGTCGTGTCGCGCGAATCAATTGCGGCCGGCGGTACCAGCTGGGCGCATTCCTGAAGGGGGACCACATGGCTGACGACAAGAAGACCACCAAGGGGCCGCAGAAGGCCAAGGCGATCGTTGACACCTCCATCATTGGTGAGGATCGCGTTAAGGCGCTTCGCCTGCAAGCGGCCAAGAAGGTCGAGCTCGAACGGGTCAAGGCTGCTGAAGCCAAGATGCTGGAGGAGTTCGAGAACGAGGAACGCCAGGCGGGCGGTATCGACGAACCCATGGTCGACGTCTATCTTGACTTCGCTCCATACGCCGATCGCGCCATGATCGACGGTATTATCTATTTTGCCGGTCAGACCAAGACCGTGCGCGAGAGCGTTGCGTTGCTGCTGCACGAGATGATGTCAGCAACCTGGAAGCACCAGTCGGAGATTGACGGCAAATCCGAGAACTTCTACCGTCGAACCCGTGGCACTCATGTCACAGCCAATGGAGGGGTCTCTTCCAATATATTGAGGGCTTAAATGGACGATTCGAAAGGGGATACTGCACCGGCGCTTGGCATCTCGGTCAACGCGCAGGTGGCGCCAACACGACAGATTACGATGCAGAGCTTCATCGATCGCGACGCCCCGGGCGCCGACATCGATACCCTACTGGACAAGCTGAACGCTTCGCTGGATCGTCAGGTGGCGTTCTACGAGATCGACGAAGAAGAGAAGCGGCTCGAGGTTGACAGGAACGTGCTGGCGAATGTCAGCAAGCGTCTTGCCGAAGTCGAAGACAACATCCGCATCAAGGCTGGTTCTGTTGAAGGGCGGCGCAACCCGCTCAAGCTGTCCTCGCAGGAGGAGATGCAGAAGAAGCAGGCGTACGACAGCCTCGAGGAGGCCAAGCGGCGCGTAGCGGTCGGCGAGGCTCGGATCGTCGAGCTGAGAAAGAAGGCAGGCAACCGGGATGGCGCTAACAGCAGCCCAAATCATTAGTCTCGCCTGCCAGATCGCGAAGTGCCCGGCTTACACTGCGCAAGGTCTGCAGTTCCTTAACAACGCTCTGCAGACGCTTGCGCAGGACTATGACTTCGACGTCATCCGCAAGACGTTCAATTTCACGTTCAACACGTCCGCAACCGGCAATGGGTACGTTGCCGGTTGCGGCCCCAATTTGATGCCAACGGACTTTCTGCGCGCTCACAAGGACGGCGCCTTCTATACAATCGACGGTGTGCCCTACACCATGATCGGCTACGAGCAGAAGCAATTCGATCGATTCGTGCAGCAGGCAGGCAACCAGGCATACCCCTACGCCTTTTATGTCGACGTCTCGAAGACGCCGATGGAGCTCTATGTTTGGGTGCCCGCTGCCGGTGCCTATGCTGCGACGGTGCGCTACAACCCGCAGAAGGCTGATGTCATTACGACGGACATCCCCTGGTTCCCCAACAGCGACATCCTGATCACCTATGTGGCGGGTTCGCTGATGCAGATCACCGACGATGCCCGCGCGCCGTCGTTCCTCGGGCCGCCGGAGACGGCGCCTACGGGGTGGCAAGCGCAGCTGAAAAAATACTTGAACATGAAGGATGACCCAGAGACCGCGGGCACCAAGCGCGTCGAACTCGACCGTCGGTTCTTCGGACAGAGATCGTGGAGCCGGTTGAAGAACACCAAGAGGATTGGCTGGTGACACTGCGCAACGGCACCCCAATCAGGTTCTCTCCGGCTGGGCTGTCCGATACGCTGGACGGCACCAACGTCTTCCCTGGCGCGTGTTCGCAGCTGGTTAACCTGATCCCCGACCCTACCACCAAGAACCTGTGGCAGTGCCGCCCTGCAGCACTTCCGACCACAGTGTTCGCTGGCTTCACCACGCCGGGCTACATCTCTGCGGCGATCATTCAGGGTACCAAGATCTACGGCATGATCGCCAGCGGGCGCAACCCTGGGCATGACGAGCCGTTCGCCTACGATCTCGTCACCAACACTTTCAGCACCATCACGGGCATCACCAACGCCAACACACCAATCAGCCCGGCCACGACAGGCGACTGGGTGCCACCGACGATGGACCTGGTGGGGGTCAATTTGATTGTGACCCACCCGGGCTTCACGGGTGGCGGCGGCGTGATGTTCGGCTGGTTCAACATCTCGGACCCGGCCAACATTACCTGGCAGGGCGGCAACACGGTGACCACGCTGCTGCCTACGCCGCCCACTGCCGTGAAGCAGTTCTTCAACCGCGCATACTTCCTGGTCAACCCTCCGACCGGACAGCCGGCGGCGTACTTCACCGACGTGCTGACGCTGACGATCACCGACCCTACCCACATCATCACTTTCGGCGACAACGTCAAGCTGACGGCGATCGGCGCGCTGCCGCTGAACTCGCAACTGACTGGCGGTGTGATCCAGTCCTTGATCGTGTTCAAGGGCGCGGCTCAGATGTGGCAGATTACCGGCGACGCGGCGCTAAGCAGCAACCCGCTCAATGTCAACGCCATGAACGTGGCCACAGGCACACTGGCGCCGAACTCGATTTGCGCGACATCCAAGGGGCTTGCCTTCATCGCGCCTGATGGGTTGCGGGTGATCATGTTCAACGGTACGATCTCTGACCCGATTGGCGATGCGGGCAGCGGCGTTACCACGCCCTTCATTTATGCGATCGCGCCGTCACGGATGGCGGCGGCAGCCAATGCCAAGACCTACCGAATCACCGTGCAGAACGGCGCGGGCACTGGCAGCCCGGTGCAGGAGTTTTGGTACGATATCCCCCGTGGTTGCTGGTCAGGCCCCCATACCTTCCCTGCAGCGCAGATCAAACCTTACAATAACACGTTCATAATGGCGCCTGTGAGCGTAACAGGAGCGCTCTACCAGTCGGACGGTGCGCAGGGACTGACGTCAACCTTCGTCGAGAACGGCAACCAGCTGACCTTCACATGGGCGTCGGCGATGCTGCCTGACACCCAGCAGATGTCTGAGAACGCATTGATCGAGTCCACGATCAACATGTCTTACGCTGCTGCGGGTATCTACAACGCCTTCTGCGGCGACGAGAACGGAACTTTGTTTGACAGCATTCTTCTGGTCGCTCCCGGGACCACGACGATCTGGGGTGGCTTCACCTGGGGCGCGGCGCTCTGGCAGGGGGCAGCAAACGCGCTGGCGCCTCGCCCGCTCAACTGGATCATACCCATCGTCTTTCGACGTTTGTATATTGGCGTCACCGGTAACTGTGCATCCGGCATCAAGATCGGCGACATGTTCATGCGCTATCAGCAGCTCGGCTACCTTCAACAGGTGTCATGATGAAAAAGATTCTCACAGGTTTGTTCATGTTTTGGGCGGGCGCGGCGCAGGCGCAGATCGTCGGCACGCTGCCTTTCCAGCTGCAAAACGGCACCACGGCCGACGCCACCCAAGTGATGGCGGACTTCAACAAGATCCTGAACGACGTCAACATCAACGCCGCCAAGAACGGGGTCAACACCGACATCACGGCGCTCAATGCGCTGGTGACCCCGATCACGCCGGTGCAGGGTGGTTCTACGGTGTACTTCGCATCGACGTCGGCAGGCACTGCCAACGCCCAAACAGTGGCGTCGCCTTCCCCCGTGGGCTTCACTTTGTCGGTAGGCAAGCGGGTCACATTCATCGCCGGCTTCACGAACACCGGCGCCATGACGCTGAACGTGAACGGGACCGGCGCCACTGCGGTTAACCGGTACACTCCCGCTGGCCCGCTGGCCCTGACTGGTGGCGAAGTGGTTCTCAATAATTATGTCGAAGCCGTCTACGACGGAACGCGCTTTGTGCTTTACACGAACGCGACTGGCATCATGACGACGAACTACACGGTGCTGGCAGGAGCGGCTACCACCGATCTCGGGACCGTACCTTCCCACAACGTGGTCATTACTGGCACTGCGACCATTACCAGCTTTGGCAGCACGGCGATTACGACCTACCCGCTGTACAATTTGATCTTCTCCGGCGCTTCGATTCTAACGCACAACGGCACGAGCCTGATCCTGCCCGGGGCGGCAAATATCACTACTGCAGCGAATGACACGGCGATCGCGGCCTACAACGGCAGCGGAAACTGGCAGCTGATCAGCTATAGCAAGGCCAGCGGCGTGGCGGTCGCCACCGCCGTCCCGACCGTGCAGCGCTTTCTGTCCGGCACGGCTGCGACCTACACCACGGCGGCCAACGTTCGCTGGATACGCATCCGCATGGTTGGCGGTGGCGCCGGCGGTGGCGAAGCTGGCAACACTGCCCTTTCGGGCGCTGGGGTAGCCAGCACGTTTAGCGGCGGAACCCTTTCCGCCGGCGGTGGGGGTAATGCGGCAAATAACACTGCCGGCGGCGCTGGCGGCACTCCATCCAACGGGAATGTTCTGAGTATCCCTGGAGGATCAGGCGGGGGCTCTAACGGTGCGACCAACGGCACAGGCGGCAATGGTGGCAATTCGTGCCTTGGCGGTGGCGGTGGCGGTGCTGCGGGCGGTACGCTGAACGGCTTGGCGGGGGCGACAAACACGGGCGGTGGCGGCGGCGGCGGTTCACAGAGCGGCACTTCAGCAGCTGGCGGTGGCGCCGGGGCGTGCATTGAGCACATCATCAACGCACCGGCAGCTACATACACCTACACGGTGGGTACCGGCGGTGTCGGAGCGTCCGGCGGCGGTGCGGGCGGCGGTGACGGCGGCAACGGGGCTGCGGGCATCATTATTGTTGAAGAACACTACTGAGTTGAGTTTTCAAGCGGAACTGTTAGTGTGAACCGCCCATAGGGGCCTTGAGGGAGACTACCATGTTGAAACGAATCGCCTACGCCCTCACGGGCCTCGTTGCTTCTGCTGTCCTGGCGTTCTCTACGACTATCCCGCTGGTCCCGTCGACTTCGCAATACAGCGAGCCGTCGCAGATCGTTGGCACCATCAATGCCTTGGTGCAGCAGCTCAACGGCCAAGCCGGGTATGCAACCGCGGGCAACGGCGCTTTGGGCCTCGGTCAGTTCTGCACCAACGGTGCGGCCGGCGCTTCGCCGCAGATTTGCAACGGCCAGCGCGGTACGGTCCTGTTCACCACCATCACCGTGGCAGCCACTGGCACGTCGCAGACTCTGACCATCACCAATTCAACCATTAACACGTCTTCGATCTGCCAAGCATGGTGGCTGACCCCCTTCACCGCCGGCTCGAACGTCATGCCGCAGACGTACACGCCAACCGCGGGCTCCCTGGCGATCCTGTTTGCGAACGCCGGGCCGACCACCAACGCGGTTACCACCGGCACCCTCGCGCTCAACTGCGTCAACTAAGGAGATCACCATGGCTAAGCAAGGCGCCCCCGGTGGCGATATTCTGAAGGGGCTGACCAATGACAGTGCCAGCTCCAATGACGCGTCCACGAAGCTCCCCAAGAGCCCGAGCGTCAACACTGAAACTCGTACATCCCCAGCCTCCAGCCCCGGCACCCTCGGCCCCCGCTGCGCCTGAGTTTGCCTGGGAGAGGTTCAACCAGATCGCTCACGAGCTCCCGCCACTGTTCCTCGAACACTGGCGGGAGTCTTCCCTTGACCACCGCCCGCTCGATCCTGATTGGGACCTTTACTATGCGTGGGATGTCCAAGGCGTTCTTCGTGTCCTGACAGTGCGCGCCGAGGGCGTTCTGGTTGGCTACCTGTTCCTGCTGCTCAGTTCGCATGTGGATCACAAGACCACCCTCTACGCACAGGCCGAGAAGTTCTGGCTCGACCCCGTGTTCCGGCAAGGCTGGACAGGCGTCAAGCTGTTCAAGGAGGCGACACGCGCTGCCACTGAATGGGGCGCCAAAGAGTTTGCCGTGCCGGTGGAACTGCATGTCATGGACGGGCGCCTCGCAACTATGTTACAACGACTGGGCTTTAGACCCGTCGAAACCATCCACTCGAGGAAACTGGGATGAGCTTCCTACCAGCTGTCGGCGCCGGGTTGAGCATCGCAGGCTCCCTTGCGGGGATGTTTGGCGGTAACAACTCTCCACCCCCGCCCCCGCCTTCCTACCAGCCCCAGTTCCAAGGCCAGGCAGATCAGGGCGCGATGGCGGGTATCAGCCAGCTGCCGGGGTACAACGCCTATGGGCAGAATTACGGCCAGGCTGCCGGCATCACCCAGAACATGGTCAACAACCCTTACGCAGGGCTGTACCAGCAGGGCGCAAATGCTACGGCAGGTGCGGGTTGGGGCGTAGGCCAGGGGCAGATCGGCGCAGGCATGGACTTGATGTCTGCGGGCCAGGGCATGCTGCCCTACGCGCAGTCCATCCTGCAGACCGGCTTCGATCCTCAAAACGCGCTGCGTGACCGCACCCAGCAGCAGCTGACCGATTCGATCCGCGCCGGCGAGAGCGCGCGTGGCATCACGATGTCACCCTACGGCGCCGGGGTTGAGAACAAGGGGCTGTCAGACTTCAATATCGACTGGCAGAACGCGCAGCTCAACCGGCAGAACACCGCCGCGCAGGGCGCCGGTTACCTCGCCAACTCCGGCGGCAACGCCATCAACCTTGGCCAGAACGTGTCGACGCTGGGGCTGCAGACGCTGACGAATGCCGCTGGGCTGCCCTATGCCACGGCCAACACGATCAGTGGCAACCAGCTGGGCGCGCTTGGCCAGTTTGGGCAGTACGGCGCCGGCGCTACCAACACCGCGCAGACGGCGATCGAGGACTATTTGAAATACCTCGGCATTGGCAACCAGGCCGCAGGTGTCCAGAATCAGGCTTACGCGAACCAGCTCACGGCGCAGAACAACCAGTTTAATCAGCAGCAGAAGCTGGGGTCGAACTTGGGGTCTGGCATCTCCGGCCTAGGTAACTGGTGGAAGGGTGGCAGCGGGGCCAGTCTGGGGTTCTAAATGAATTTGTCAGGCTTCTCGGCAGTTTACCCCGGCTACTCCGCGCAGGAGAGCGCCACTGCGACTACCGAAACGAACCAGGCTGCCGCCAAGGAGGCGGCCAACAAGCTGCTGGGTGCGCAGGTGCTCGGCCGCGCGCTGACCGGGGCGCAACCTCCGCCAGCCCCGAACCCCGGTCAGCCGCTCGCGCCCAACCCGGGGCAGGCATCCGTTCCAAACGCTCCTCCGGCACAGGCGCAACCTCCCGTTCCTGCGCCGCAGGCACCTCCCGCCGCTGGTCCTGTCGGGGCTCCCGTCGCGCAAGGCGGCGGAGGGATGCCGGAGATCAGCTTGCAGGCGCTGACGCAGCGCATCCTGCAGACCACGCCGCAGGTGCAGGGCCACCCGGAGATCCTGATGGCCGCGCTGGAGCGCGCAGCGCCGCTGCTCGATCGGCAGTCCAAGGAAGATCTGATGGAGCTGCGCAAGCAGATGGCCACGGAGCGATTGACGCAGGCCGGCGAGATTGCTCGCGCTCGGCAACAGGGGCTGGAGGCGTGGCGGGGTGCACAGGGTGCCCGCGCCGATCGTCGTGCTGACCAGCGTGATGACGCGCAGGAGTCGCTGGAGACGTACCGCAAGCGCACTGGCGACCAACGCGAAGCAGAGGAGATCGGACGCAACGGCCGGTTCCAAGCTGGTGAAGAAGGCAAGAACACCCGGTCCCAAGCCACCGAGGCAGGGCGCAACCAGCGGTTCGATACGCGAGAAGCGCGCTTGGCCGCGAGCACCGCGGTGCGACAGGATCAAGGTTACCAGCGGCTCCAGCTGCAGGCGCAGGCCCTGGCTGAGCGCGCACAGGCCACCGGCGACAAGAAGGCACTGGGTGAATGGCGCGCGACGGTTGACGCAATGCATAAGCGTGCCACCGAGATCATCCAGTCCAACTCGGTGAACTCCAACCTGTCCAAGGCTGATAAGGACGCCCTGCTGGCCGAACAGCGTCAGGGCTACGAGACGGCGATCTCCGGGATGCGCGTACGAATGGGGACGTCTACGCCGACAGGTGGCGCAACTGCGCCTGGCGCACCGGCGGCTCCGAAGGTGCAGGGCCAGGTGCCCCAGAACGCCCCGCTGGTCACCGGTGGCGCTGCCGCGGCTGACGCCCCGCCGCTCGCCATGCTCAAGCCGAACACCGTCACCACCTTTGCCAACGGCCAGAAGTGGACCGTCGGGCCTGACGGGCAGCCCAAGAAGGTAGACTGATGGCCGGATGGGAGGTTGTCAGCCAGGAGCCGGCCGCCCCTCAGTTCGAGGATCGCTGGGCTGTGGTCGAGGAGACCGCGCAACAGGACCCGTGGAAGCCGGTGTCGCAGGCACCTATCCAGGCAGCCATCGCCCCGCAAACCGCACCAGCGGGCAGTTCTGAGCCTACCTTCCTCCAAAAGGTCCACGAGAAGATCGACCCGGAGCCAATCATCGGCGGCGTGGGCGCCAGTGTCGGGCGCATGCTGACGTCGCTGTTGGGCCTGCCGCAGCGCGCGATCGAAGGCAGCCATCAGGACGTCGCTATCATGGGCAGCGGTGCGCCCAAGGAGAGCGTGGAGCCAGCCACTGAGGCTGCACTGGCCACCATGCCGCTGCGTAAAACGGTGGGCGGCGTGCGCGCGCACCCGACAGATGCCGTGGCGCCGCCGCGCGTGGAGCCTGTGGTTGCTGATCCGTTGGCACCACCGGAAGGCGCACCTGAGACGTTGTGGTATCAGGGAGTGCATTCCAAGGCTGGTGACAAGCCGGTGTCGGATTACTGGACAACGGATCTTGAGCTGGCGAAGCAGTACAGCGGCCCCGGTGGCCACGTCTTTGCGGCCAAAGAGAGTGCCTTCCCGAAGGAAGCGCTCGACACGCGCACGGGCAAAGTGCTGTCCAACAAGAAAATGACGCCAGGGGAGCCGTACTCGATCCCTGATGTAGAGACCGTTGGTAAGTTGTCGCGGGAAGCTTCTGCCGATGAGTTCGCAGGACTTACTAAGCCCCCCGAATCAGTAAGTGGTCCTGACCCTCTCGCTCATCCCGAGCCCAGCCCGCAGCAGCTGACCGGGGCCCGCAAGGCCGCGCGCGTCGTCCAGAACATCCTCAACCCCGACGAAGTATCGCCGACGGCGCGATCCGCCGCGGCCGACATCCGACAGGCTGGCGGCAAGGCTGCCCGCGACACCGAGACCACGCGCGCCGCGCTCGACGCCGAGAGCCGCAAGGTGGCGGCGCTCTCCGATACTGAGAAGTTGGGGCTGATCGACTACATCGAGACCCGATCCAAGGAAGGTGCCGCGCCGCTGCGCGAGGATCTGATGCCGGTGGCCGACGCCGTCAAGCAGTCGATGGACTTGCGCCGCTCCAAGATCGAAGCCCTCGACTCAGCCGAGAAGGCCCAGTTCGTCCAGGACTATTACACCCATCTGTGGAAGGACCCGGAAGCTGCGGCGCAGGCGTTCACGGGTCCGGCCAAGGAAGGTACCGGCCGCTTCCTCAAGGAACGTTCCGTGCCGACGGTGGCCGAAGGCCTCGCGCGCGGGCTCGAGCCGGTCAGCCTCAACCCGCTCGAAGTCACCATGCGCTACGTCCAGTCGATGGATCGCTTCATCGCTACCAAGCAGGTGCTGGACAAGGGCCTGAAGGAAGGCACCCTCAAACACTACACCCCCGGCGAGCAGCCACTTGGCTGGGTCGAGGTCAATACCCGCAAAGCCGGCGGACCTGTCTATGCACCAGCGGACTGGGCCCGGGTCTACAACAACTTTGTCGATCGTGGCATCCATGGCTGGTCAGAGGATCTGGGGGCTGTTTACGACGCAGCGCGCAAAGCAACCAACTCAGTGACTGCGCTCGAGCTCGGCATCTCCGGCTTCCACATGTCGACCATGGCGCAGGAGGCGCTGGTCAACGGCGTGGCCAAGGCGATCGGAGAGCTAGCGGCCGGCAAGCCGGTCAGCGCGGTGAAGTCGCTGGTGCTGACGCCAGCCAAGCCTGTCACCAACGTGCTGCGCGGTCGCGCGGTTGAGCATGTGTATCTCGGCAAGACGCGGGGCACGCCGTTGATGCGCGAGATCACGGATCTCCTTACCGAAGCAGGTGGCCGCGCCAAGGGGATGAAGCACGCGCCGGAGTACGAGTACTCGGCCGGAGGCTCCTATTGGGACAGCTTCAAGCACGGCACCGCGCTGATGGAGGCGAAGGCGCTGGGCAAAGAGTTCACCCAGGCGCCGTTGAAGACCGCGGCCATCTACCCCTTTCGCCAGGTCGGCCGCATCCTGCAGACCTTTGCAAAACCGTTGTTTGAATACACCATCCCCAAGCTGAAGAACGGGGCGTTCTACGACAACATGGCGTCGTGGATGGAAGCCAACCCGGCGGCCACCAAGCCGGAGCAGCTCAAGGCGGCGCGCAAGATCTGGGACTCGATCGACAACCGGTTCGGCGAGACCGTGCAGGACAACATCTTCTGGAACAAGACGCTCAAGCAAGCGCTGCAGATTTCGCTGCGCTCCTACTCGTGGACGTTTGGCACCATCCAGGAGATCGGCGGTGGCGCCGCGGCGCTCGCGCGCCACCCGTCCAGCCTGTCGCCGAAGTCACAACACTACAACCCGAAGTCAGCTTACGTGATTGCGCTGCCGATCGTCTACGCCACGCTGAACGCAGTCTACCAGAAGATCAAGACCGGGAAGGACCCGGAGAGCATCAACGACCTGATGCGTGGCGGGTTGACTGGTGGCACGGCGCCCGGTGTCGGCGGCAAGGGTGAAGTCAAGGAGCGGGCGATGATGCCCGGCTACATGAAGGATGTGTTCGGTTGGTACTACCACCCGGTGCAGGAGGCCAAGAACAAGATGGCCACCCTGCCGCGTATGATCGGAGAGACCTTGGTGAACAAGGACTGGCGCGATAAGCCCATCCGCGACGAGAACGCACCAACGCCCGACCAGCTGCGTCAGTATTTCGAATACGTCTACCGATCGTTGGGCCCAATCTCGCTGAAGCAGATGGCTAAAGGGCAGAAGATCGGGTCGAACATTACCACGGGCGAAGCGTTGTTGGGGCTGCGCCCGGCGCCAGCGCAGCTGCAGGACCCTGAGGGCTACGATAAGATGAAGAAGGGGATCGGCCAGCGGGACTGGAAGTCCAAGGTCCGGGCTGATAAAAAACAGGAGCGGCAGTACGGAGGGCCGCAGTGATGTTCGGCGAGATGCCAGAGTACCTGCGCAAGCGACATCGGCAGAACGTCCCCTCGATCGGGGCGCTCGATGATCTGCGCCTGCCTGGTGTTGCCATCTACACTGCGGCGGAAATCATTGAGCCGAAGGGGCGTGAGGCGGTGCTGGACAATTCAGCGGTGCTGGACAACATCACCAACAAGGCGCTGACTCGACTATCAGAAGTGCTGGATGAAGACTGGACCGGCGATCCCAAGGTTGACGCCATCATGATGGACGCTGTGCGCTTGACGCTGACTACCCAGCTTCGGGTGGACGATTCAAGGCTGAAGAAGCGTACGACGGATACCCTGGCGCAGCTTCTTCAGCGCATGGATCGCGAGGATGCGAACCTTAAAGTTATTAACGCCTGATCATTTCTTTTTCTTCGGCATCTTCTTGTCGTCGGGCTTTTTATCACCCTTCTTTGCGAACGGGGGTGGCTTTGTTTTCTTGGCCATGTGGCCCTCCTTACGCCCGCTTGATCGCGGGGGTTTCGAATACCATTCGTGATTGGCCTCTAGCGTCTTGATAGCGCGCTGAGCTTCGGCTGCAATGGGATGCTGCTCCCAGCATTTGTCGGAGGTCCAATCGCCAACCCCGTCAAGCTCCTTGATAATCTGCTCTCGTTTCATGTTTCGCTCTCTACTGATGACCGGACTTAGCCCGGAGTTCGGCGGGCCATTCCATGAACGGGTAGATTGGTCCGTCAAGGGTGGGGTCCACAATCAGCACGGTTTCAACTCCCGGCTTGGCACCTAGCCCAACGCTATGCAGCGCGTGGGCCGCGCAGGCATCAGGGCCGTAACCCTCACACTCCGACCGGAGCAGGGTTTCCTGCATACGCGCAAACCCGCTTTGTGAAATTCTGACTTCGCGCTTATCCATTGTTTCGCTCTCCTTGCCAGTCTGGACTAAGTTGAGACAGCCCAAGCATGTTCGGCCGCGCGCCAGGCTTGCGGGTCGATTAATTGGCGCGCAATCTTTTCCGCGTCTTTCTTGCGGGAAAAACGAATGGCTCGGTAGGAGTCGTTGCGCCATTCATGCAGAAGTCCGTCGCCGCTACCTTCTATGCCGCACCAGTACTTTGGCTTGGCGGTAGAGGTCCAACCCGCCTCAATCACCCAGCCGATTTCTTCAGTCATCATTCTCTCCTGTGTTTCGGATTGCCGGCCACTCCGGTCAATAATATCGAGCTCTTTTGCCAAGCCCGACGGGCTTTGGTCCGGCCTTTGCGAAACTCTTCCCGCCACCCTTACCGTTACGCCCTGGGCCCTTGTGCTTCGGCTTCGATGTCATCATGACGCTATAGCTCGGGTGCGCTCCTCGCTTCCCGCCCTTTCTGCGTCCCATTTTCGTTCTCCGTTCATGTGGCGGACTGTTTGAAACTCCGGGCTACGCTCTCTTTACAACTGGTGACACGATCGTTTCCACCGATGCCAGGTGCCCCGACATCAGCGGGTGGTTGGCAATGATCTCGAGCGCGGTCACCTGGCCAGTGGAGTGCGGCGTGCCAGCACCCAGCGTGATCCGCCGCGTGGTGCCGAGGATGCCCTTGTCCTTGAGATCGCGGTAGAACCCTTCGGTGTTGACGCCAACCTTGACCAGCCACTTCTTCAGTGTCTGCTCGTCGATGTAGATCCGATGGTCAGTCAGTTCGTGTCGGATCAGGAGGCTTCGTCGCGGCTCCAGCAGGACGTGCGACGACTGATTCGGCCCCGGCTTGAACGCCTTCGGGACGACAATTGTATCCAGCAAGTGTTGATCCAGGAAGCTTACCAACATCGAGATCGGGTTGCGGTGCCCACTCAGCTCGGAGTGCAGCGTCCGCTTGCTCTGCACCTGCTCGATCGCCCATCCAGTGATCCGGTCGACCGAAAAGTCCAGCAGTCCAGCATGCTTCACAATGACGCCAGCTGCCATGACGCTCGCGATCGTCCGCACCCAGAACCGATGCTCCTTGTCCAGTCCCGTCCGCTGCCACACGTTGTCTGTCCATTTGGGGAGCGCCTCCTTGATGTAGTTCAGGGTTTGCGGCTGGACGAGGTTACGCAGATACAGGTCTGCGGCATAGCCACTGTTAGCGTCAAGCTGTTGTTTGAGGACGTCACCGCGTCTTTTATCCATGGATGCCGGAGTATCCATGATAAACTCCAGCACACGATAGGCTGGGGCATCCGTGCCATCCATAGAAGATAGAATATCGACAATTGAGTTATTAGACGCCAAAAGCAGAATGGTCTGCCACTCAGCTCGAACGTGTCGAAGCGTACCGTCAGCTGTTCCACGGTCCTTGTCCCTTCCGTTGGTGAACATCAGCACGAAGCGCCTGATTGACTCTGGGTCACGGTTGTAGAGTTCGTCGTAGGTGCAGGCGATGTTGCCGAACACGCCGAGCTTCAGCCCCTTGGCGACGGCGGTGTCGTCGTCGATGATCTGGGTGCCCTTCAGTCTTCCCCAGACTGAAGCAGCAGCTTCAAGTGCGGTGGTCTTTCCTGTACCGCTTTTATCGCTGACAAGGCTGACGATAGCCCCCCCTTCTCCGGAAGAATGGAAACGCATGAGGGGGGCAGCGAAACTGCTAAGGAGAGCAAAAGCCTGGACCTCGTGTCCGACGGCAAAGAGCTTATTAGCCGCGCCAGCCCAGCCTCCAATTGATCCATTCCTTCGTGGTCCGAGATACTGGCTTCGAGCTTGTACTTCATCCGACCCGATGACTTGTCGGACTGAATCTGCCATGTACAGAGAGGTTCCATAGAGAAAGTTTTTGTCCTCATCCTTCCATCCGAACTGGTCGTACCTGCGCTCCAATTTATTTGCTCCGTTCCACATGTCGACCGAGTCGCGCACGAACTTCTTGAACAGGTCCGGCGAGTGCACCATGACACCCTGGCCGGCGATCTCACTCAGCCCCGATGCCGAGAAGAAGGTCTTCGCCGACATGATGATCGACTGTATTGGTTCGTGCGGCAGCTCCAGCTTCATCGAGAGACTGTAACCACCGGCCACTTCTCCGGTCTGTACCGCGTCGAGGTAGATCGGGTAGGTCGATATTACTTCGACGCCCGGGACGTTGTTCTTTTCCGTCCTGACGACGAGCGCTTTGCCGTCCCACTCGTAGCCTTTCGGGAGCCTGGCTCTTTCATCATCTGCTGCGCTGCCTTGGTCAGGTTCAGGTAGCGTTGATATCCTTCCTGGGTCGGCTTGAAGCCCTGCAGTGCCAGATTGTGGACGAACTCTTCCCAGCTGAATGGGGCTAGTAATTCGTCCTTTAAACGGACAACCTTCGCACCCGCCGGGGTTGACTGATTCGAACTTGGCGCAGGTGGTAGGTCCAAATTCCCGGCTTCGATCAAGCCGCGCCTGCGTCTCGCCTGCGGTGTATCCAGCGTATCCACTGGACCAGTGGTGTGCGTATCGGTCGCCATCTGTACAAGCTGCAAGCACACCGAGCGCAGCGTACCAATCCGGTTCTGCAAGCCGTCCGCCAGTGAGAGGCAAGCGTGCAACTTGTCCACAACCTCTGACGACAGGTTCGGTGTAATTGGGCTCGTCGGCGTAGATGTTGGCTGCGGCTGAGATGACGGACGGCACGGTATCAGCGCGTCGTGCATTTCGTGGCACACTGGGCAACACGGCATGAACATGCTCATTAGCTTCCCCTTCCAAAAAACACTTGAAATCCTCGATGTCGTACGGCCCGACGAGCTCGCCGGCGCGGACTAACTTTGGCTCTAGACCTTTTCGGTGGTGGGTTCCGGGAGTTCTAAGAATACTCGATATGTCCGCAGTTCGCTCCGGCCCAGCTTCCAGACCTTGCACACGACACAGACGTTTGAGTCCCTCCGCGTATCGTTCCCACGTCGCACGGTCCACCATCTCGACCAGGGGCCAATAGATATGAAGACCTTGGCCTGACCCCACGTAAATAGGTCGAGGAAGTCCTGCGCTGTGAACGAAAGCTTGTACTGCGAGCGCTGCATCAGCGGCAGTTGGATACGGCTTTTTCTCTCCGCAATCGACGTCAAGCCAGAAAGCGGAACTCCCGAGCGCGTTGGATTTCGTCCGGCCAAGAGTTCGCTGGTTGCGAGGTGTGCCCTTAGGATCAGATTGCGGAACCCGGTAGACGGCGCAGGCATGGTAGACGGTCCGACCGAGAGCATCTTGCTGGGTAACAAAGTCTGCCAGCGCGGAGACGGTTGGAAAGAATTTGTTGTACTGAACTTCTTCATTGAACACCGTCGCGCATTTGTAACCTTCTTGTGGCAGTATTCTTTCGAGAAACTGCAGCGCTGATGTCATGATAAAGTTTCTCGATGTGGCGGGGACGCTCCAGGTTCGACAGGCTGCTGGGGACGG